GGCCCGGGTGCTGGTAAGGTTGAACGGGAAGCCGGATCTAGCGGAGGCGCTCAGCAGGCCGGGCTATAGCTTATAAAGTCCGATTTGGACACAGGAAGGAGAGGCCATGAAAAGACTGACACGTGCGCTGAAAAAGCATGGTACGGATCTGGTGATGGTGGCGGGGGCTACTGCGGTGGCGGTGGGGTGCGGGCTGGTGTACCTGCCGGCCGGGCTCATTGCCGGCGGTGTCCTGGCCATTGCCGGGGCAGTCCTGTCCGCGCTGGGAGGAGGTGAGGATGTATGAGCATGAGCCGCAGCCTGGCCCGCCTGGCGAGATCCCCCACCAGGGCCAAAGCGTTGACGGCATCGGCGCTGATGGCCGCCGGCTATCCGGCGGCCGCAGAGGACCCGGAGACCTTCGCCCGGAAGCTCTCCACCGTGGACCGGTGTATGAGCATTCTGGCCGGCTCCATGTCCAAGCTGCCCAACTACATCTTCGACAGTGGTACCCGGGAGCGGCCGACGCACCCGCTGCTCCATGTGCTTAACGTCCGGCCCAACGAGGCCATGACACCCAGCATCCGCAAAGAGGTGCTGGAGAACAGCCGCAATGAGGGCGGCAACGCCTACGACTGGATCATTCGGAGCCCGCGAACCG